TAGCCATCGAGCGGCTCAAAGCGATGGCCCGACGGCTCGAAGTTGTAGCAGGTTCGTCTCACTTCGGCGGCGCTCCCTTCGCTGGCGCGGGCTGCTTCGGAGCGGCTGCCGCGACATCCTTGGCATTCTGCGCTGCTTGGTCGGCGTTTGCACTGTCAATCTCGCCCTGCGCCTCGGCGACCGTCGTCTGCGTTTCCTGCTGAAGTTTCGCCAACTGCTCCTCGCCGATGTACGTGCCAGTCGTCAGGTCGAGCATTCCCTTGGGGGTGTTGGTCAAGAGGTGATTGAACACGTTGACCTCGTCCTCGCCGTCCCCAATCGGCGCCCGCCCATCAGTCACACGAGCCTCGTTCGGGGTCTTCCACGGTACACCCGGCATCGCCACACGGTTGATGTCAGCCTTGGCCTTCGTCTCGTTCAGGTTGAGCGACTTGAACACGAACTGAAGGTTGTTCGCCTTGCCGCCGAACGACTTGTCCCACACGATTTCGCGGGTCATGTACTTCTGGAACAGGCTCATCAACGGGCGCAGTCCACGGTCATCGGTGTTCTGCGCACCCTGCTCGGCCGTGCTGCGGTTCACGTCGAAAGTGATACCGAGGTCCATCGGGGCCAACCCGAGCACGACGGCGATGCAGCGGATGAGCAGGTCCTGCCACTCGCGGAACTGCATCTCGCGGTTGGTGTCGCGGAACTTGATGAAGTTCGGGCTCTTGAAGCCACCGATGACGGCCATCGAACTCTGCCCGAAAATCTTGTTCTGGAAGAACGCCGAGGTCTCTATTACCTTTTCAGGCGGCGCGTCGTCGCCGATGTTCAACGCTCCATCAGGCGCCGCCCCCATGACCATCCGGCGGTTGTATTCCATCGCCTGCAACTCGGAATCGATGACCGACGAGAGGATGGACATGGGCGACAGCCCGACTGCCGAATTCGCCCGCGCATTGGCGAGCATGTAGACCATGTCCTCGTTCGAGAACGTTCCGCGCAACGTGCCATCGGGGATGAAGTAGTAGCGCGGCTTGTCAGGGTCAGACCCATCCCAACGCTCATCGACACTAATCCACTCACCACGCACCGGCCACAACTCGGCGATGACGCCGTCGGGGTAACGGACCTTCTCGATGACCCCCGCATCAAGCGTGAGCAGGTCGTCGATGAGCGTCGAGGCCCATGATTGGAACGAGTCGAGCTTGGCGCTCGGCTGGTCAAACAGGTCACGAATGCGCTGCTGCGTCCGCGCCGGAACCCGCTTGGAGTTGTCGAACGGAACGATGTCCCACTCGGCGGCAGCAATCTGGTTCTTGCGAATGTTGATGGCAGCGAATACCCATGGGGTGGCCGCCCATGCCCGATAGGTCGCCGCTCCAGCCGGTCGCGACAGGGCGACGTTGTTGGTCACGAACTGGACCGCCCCGGCGTATGCGTCGGCATACGTCGGGACATTGGCCGGGCTGGTCTTGGGCTGGAGGAACTTACGAACTTGGTCCATGACCGACAGTCGTGTCTCGACGACTGGTACGGCCAGCGGCACCAAGGCGCGCGGGGACGGGCGAGACTCAGCGACCACGGAACATCGCTTGGCTGATGAAGGTTGATTCGGCGCGTTGGTTCGCGGCCATGAGCGCCTCCTCATAGGTGAAACGAGGTGTTTCGATGCCAGTCAGCATCTGGGCGATGTAGCCCGGCACGATACGCGGCCCGGTGTTGAAGCGAAGTTCCTGCCCAGTGTCCTCTGTGCCCGCCGTAGAGCCACGGAGAGCCATGGGAACGGCCGCAAAGGACCCAGACACCGAAAGCACGTCCATCGCCAGTCCTAGGGCATCTATCAGGTCGTCGTGGCCCTTCGGGAAGCCAAGCTGTTCGGCCTCCAGTTCGCCGCCCTTCAGGGAGCGATGGTGGTGGACCCGGTGCGACTCATATCGTGCGGCGACGGCACGGGCGCGGGTGCGCTTGTCGGTGTCAGTCCGGCGGCCCACGACCGGCAGGCTCGTCTCGTTCAGGAGGTCTTGGACCAAGGTGGACTGGTGCTGGTTGGTCTCGATGACGATTTTGCTGATGCCCGGATAGGCCGCCGCGCCGTCCTTGACGAACTGGCGGTGGCCCGACTCGGTCTTGACCCTGACCGTCCCGAGGACCCAGTGATGGTGCTGTTCGTCCTCGGCCACGATGGCGCGGGCGGTGAAGTCAGCCCGCTCCCGCTCGCTGCTGGCAAGGTCCACGCCCATCGTCAGGGTGTAGTGGCGGTCCTGCGGCAGTTCGTCGAAGTAGTCGTACCACTCGCGCTTGAAGATGAAGCCTTCCCGCGAGCCGCTGATGTCGTTCAGGTACGAGCAGGCGAAGTTGTCCCAGCCAATGTCTTCGCGCTCGGTATACAACCGTTCGAGCGGCCAGACGGTCGGCCAGTACGAAACGTCGTTGCCGTCATCGTCCTCGGTGATGGCCGGGATGATGAGACTCGGCCACTTGTTCGTCTCGACCAGACGCTCGTACAGGTCGCCCTCGGTCCAGACCGTACCGAACACAATGACCGACGCACCCTCGGCCGCCTGCGCAGGCTTCATCGTCTTCCAGAACCAGTCCTCGGTCTTTTCACGCCGGTCGATGTTGTAGGTGTTCTCGGCGTCGAGGATGTCGTCGCATTCAACGAGGTCGAGCCGCTTGCTGACGGCCGACGAGTTGTTGACGCCGCCCGTGACCATCGTGCGGTCCTTGCTCGACGACCACTTGCTGCCCTTACGCAGCCACTCGGCGTCAGTCCACTTGGCCGGAGAGCGCAGGTCGCCGAAGACCTCCTTGAACGCCTCGGACTCGCTGATGGTCCAGCGGATGGCCGAACTCATCGCCTCGGCTTTCTTGTCCTTCTGGCTGAACAGGCCGATGCGGATATCCGGGTTCGTCGCGACGAGGAAGCAGTTGAGGATGGTGTTCAGCCACGTCGTCTTGGCGCTACCGCGGGGGGCGAGGACGATGCCGTTCTCGCGCTTGGCGATGCGCTCCAAGACGAAATCGACCATCTGGCGGTGGTGCGGCGCAGGGACGTACCCGAAGACGTACTCACCGAAGGCGTAGATATCGGTCTTGGCGAGTTCCCTAAGAGCCTGCCTCCGCAGTTTCTCCAGCATGTCCCGGCTCATCGGCCGGTCCGACATCCCCACTGCCTAGCTGCCGTTCGATGACGGTGAGGGCATGACGGTAGTAGTCGGGTGAGAGCGGCGCAGTATCTGGGTCAATCAGCGCCTCCTCTCCTCGTGGGTTGACGGCCGCGTCGCCGAGCAGGGTCCGTATCATCGCCGCCATGCCGAGCATGTCGCGGGTCGAAACCTTGATTTCGTCCTTGTCGAGCGCCTCGACGTACTTGTCGAGGTACTTCAACCCAACGTTCATCATCTTCTCACGGGTCGCCGTCTCGTACGCCACCCACTTGTCGCCGAGCGCGGCAACGACCTTTTCGCCAAGTTGCTCGCGGAACTCGATGCGCCGCTCATACCAGCGACCCGTGCGGGCCTTGTCGGCGATACCGCTGCGGGCCATGCCGTACTTGTCGGCTAGGTCGGTCAGGGATACTGGCGGGTTGCCCGAGTCGAAGATGTATTCGCGTTCAAGGACTGCCGGGTCAACCTTGCGGGCTCTGGTCATTCGATTGCCCCCATTTCCGTGCTTACTGTCACTGACACTGACACCCACCTCCCTAGACACTGACTGTCAGTCTGTCAGTGTCAGGGAGGGAGGTCACTGACACTTAGCCACTGACAGTGTCAGTAGTGTCAGTGAGTGTCTGCCGCCCCGCAGGCAGAACCTCCCATTTGCTCGATGGCAGACGATTGAACCACTCGCCCCGATAGCGATATAGCACTCGCTCCACGGATGCTCGCTTGGCACCGACACTGACAGACAGTTCATCGAGTGTCAGCCGCTCCGCCAAAAGGATGTCCCGTATCTTCTCTCGAAGGTGAGTAACGCCCTCAACCGTGATGGGCGACACCGCCTCCTGCTCGACAATCTCATCTGAGCGAAAGGCGATGCTGTCGTAGATGCCGTCATTACCTTCGGGCGGCTCGTACTCAATCCTGACCGCCTGTGGGGCCAACCTCGGCGACATGGCGTCGGCCTTGGTGTTCTTCATCACGACGACTCGCTCGCCGACGCCTTCGCTCTGTGGGTAGAGCGAGTACGACCCACGGACGTTGTCGCGCTTGCGGACCGCACCGAACTCGCGCTCGGCGCCGCCCTTCATGTTCGCCCCGGTCACGTGGTCTATCAGGATGTTGGTCGTGCCGAACGTGCGCAAGACCTCATGCAGTTCGTCAACCGGGGCGTTGATGTTGTCGCCGTGGTCGCGGGTTGCCTTGCCGACCGGGCTGACGACCACGATGTCGATGTTGTTGCTGACGATGTAGGTGCCCATCTCGTCGGCGATATCTGATAGTGGGCGACTCATCCGCTTGTAGTGGTAACCGCCCGTCAGTTCGACTTCGTAGGCGTGGCAGATGGCGGCGAGGCGGACTTCTTCTTCCTCGCGACCCTCATCCCAGTCGAGCACGAGACAGGCATACCGGCGAGATGGTCGCCAGCCCGGCACAATCTCGCGGCCAGAACAGGCAGACACGATGAGCCCGTCCACGACCGTCGTCTTGCCCGCCGAACCGGGACCGAATATCGACATGGTCCGCCCGGTTCGCATTCGCCCCTGAAAGACGAACGGCGGCGGGGTCGCCACCTTGGGGACTCCGGTGGTCGAGAAGGTGCCGTTGCCTGTTCCGGCATTGGCCTGCTTGGCTTTGGCTATCAGGTACGTGACCCGGCGGTCCCAATCGGAATCGCTGCCGCCGAGCGTCTTTGCCAATCGGGCGATGCAGTGCTTGAAATTCAGCCCACCGTTGATTCCGATTGAGTAACTGAACACGAAATCGCCGAGGTCCCCGAATGCGGCATCGTGCTTGGGGGCGTGGACTTCGAGCAGGGCGGTCGGGTCCTTGCTGCCGAAGTCGAGCTTCGTAA